CGATATTCCTCGATAACGCCGAGAGTGTGACCCGTCCGTTGGAGACGCCGGGGCAACAAATCCGCCTGATCGTCTCTGCGGCTGACAAACAACTTCGCGTGGAGAAACGCGGTTAAGGAGGACTGATGATCAATGAGCCAAGCTCAAGCTCAAGCACAGGTGCAAAGCCAACTGGCGCTCGTGAAGCGCGATGTCGTTGACGTGGTGGCCGATAAGGTCAAGGAGTTTCAGAACCGTGGGGAAATCCACTTCCCCGCCAACTACAGCCCGGAGAACGCGCTCAAGTCGGCGTGGCTGATTCTGCAATCCACGGTCGATAGGAACGGGCGCCCGGCGCTTCAAGTCTGCACGAAGGACAGCGTCGCGAACGCCCTGCTGGATATGGTCGTGCAGGGACTGAACCCGGCCAAAAAGCAAGGCTACTTCATCGTGTACGGTAATCAACTGGTGTTCCAGCGCTCGTACTTCGGCACGATGGCTGTCACGAAGCGCGTGACCGGTGCGAAGGAAATTCTGCCGATGGTGGTCTATGACGGCGACGAGTTTGAGTTCGAGATCGTGCGCGCGAAGAAGCTGGTCACGAAGCATGTCCAGACGCTCAAGAGCATGGCGAGCGGGAAGATTGTAGCCGCGTACTGCACGATCGTGTTCCCGGACGACAGCGAGTTCACCGAGATCATGACGTGGGAAGAGATTCAGGCCGCGTGGCGGAAGTCGCGTCAGAATCCCGAGAAAGAGGGAAGCACGCATAAAGAGTTCCCGCAGGAAATGGCGAAGCGCACGATTGTGAACCGGACGTGCAAGGCGTATTTGAACAGTTCGGACGATGGCAGCCTGCTGTTCCGGCATATCAACCGGTCGGACGATGCCGCTGAGGAAGCAGAAGTCATGGAGGAAATCGCCCAGAACGCGAACAAGGAGTTCGTCGACGTCGATTACGAGGTCGTGGACGAGAAGGCTGGAGAGCAGTCCGAAGAACCGGCGCCTCAACCGCCGCAGGAAGCGCAGGAGCCGACCGCTCCGCCTGCTGGTGATGCCAGGGCAACCGGTGGTGGTGTTGGGGCCGAACAAATGACATTGGGGCCGGATTTTTGATGGTTACTATCAAGCCGCTGGCCTCTGGCAGTTCCGGGAACTGCTACCATCTGACCGATGGTAGCACTTCCCTTCTTCTGGAGTGTGGCATACCGTTCCGGGAGATTCGCAGGAAGCTGAATTTTCGGACTTCGGACATCGATGCGTGTCTGGTCACGCATGAGCATCACGACCACTGTCTGGCGCTGAACGATGTTCTGCGGGTCGGGATTGACGTGTACGCCTCAAAAGGAACCATCGAGGCTGTTAGTATTACCCACCATCGCCTGCGGCCTGTGGAGCCGTGCAGGACGGTCAAGATCGGCACATGGAATGTGATGCCATTCGAGACGGAGCATAACGCGGCGGAACCGCTCGGGTTCCTGATGGCGAGCAAGACTGGCGAGAAAGTGCTGTTTGCTACGGACACATATTATATCCGCTATCGGTTCCGGGGGCTGACGCACATCATGATCGAGTGTAATTATTCCCGGGACGTGCTGAACGAGAACGTGGCGGCTGGTGTGGTTCCGAGGATGCTGGCCCGGAAATTGATGCGGGCGCACTTCTCGTTGGAGAACGTGAAAGAGTTTTTTCGGGCGAATGACTTGAGTACCGTGCAGGAAATCTGGCTCATTCACCTGTCGGATCGGAATGCTGACGCGGAGAGGTTCAAACGTGAGATACAGGCCGTGACTGGCAAGCCGGTTTATATTGCGTAATGGGGGTGAACAGCGTGGACAGCGGATGGATCAAACTGCACCGAAAGCTATTGGATAACGAAATCTGGCATGATCCTTTGGCGCTCCGGCTGTTCATTCTCCTTCTTCTGCGAGCGGCGCATGAAGACACGAAAGTGAACGGCATCGAAATCAAACGTGGTCAGTGGTTGCGCTCGTATTCGAATCTTTCCGAGGATTTGGGTTATAAGGTCGGGCGCGGGATGAAGAAGATTCCGAAGACGACGCTGTTCCACACAATTTCCAAATTAAAGAAACACGGAATGATCGCGGTAGATGAAACCAAACATGGAACACTCTTTACGGTGTTGAATTACGAGCAATATCAAGGCTTCTCGGGTTCTGACGAAATCGAACGTGGAACAGTTGATGGAACGAATTTGGAACGAACTTGGAACGAACATGGAACTAAAACAAGAATTAAAGAAACAGAAAGAAGTAATAAAGATACTAATATCCTTACGGATATTAGTATTGTTGACACTCCACCTGAAACCGAATCTGAACCTGAACCGAAACCGAAGTTTGGAGACGATCACGAAGCGACTGTTCTAACAAAGCTGTTGGTCAAACTGATGCTCCAGAACAATCCGAATGCCCGGATCCCGAAAACAGAGGCTCAGAAACAGCAATGGATTGATGCGCTGGAGAAGATTCACAGGCTGGATGGATATAGCTACGACGAGATCAAGCAGGTCATCATCTGGTGCCAAAATGACGACTTCTGGAAAGCGAATATTCTTTCAACCAAAAAACTACGAGAGAAGATGCCGACGCTTGTTTTGCAAATGAGACGGAGAGGAAATCAGCCGCAAGGCCGCCCGCAGTCCAGATATGAACGGACTGTCAGCGTGCTGGACCGGCTTTATAGGGAGGCGGACGAGATTGAACAGGAAGGAAATTGTCAAACTCATTAGGGTTTGCTCGGTGAACTACCGGGGCTGGCCGGAGGAAGGCAAGGAAGAAGATACCGTTTTGCTGTGGGAATCCATGCTCGGCGATATGCCGTATGAGATCGCGCAGGCGGCGGTAAAGGCGCACATGAGCCGGTCGCCGTTCCCGCCGACCATTGCGGATATTCGGGAGGCGGCCAGAAGTCTGACCGAGCATCACCTGTCCGCGATGGAATCGTGGCAAATGGTTGTCGATGCGATCCGCCGCTTCGGGTACTACAACGAGGATAAGGCGCTGGCGAGCCTGCCGCCCGATGTGGCTGATATGGTACGCCGATTCTCATGGCGCGAGCTGTGCCTTTCCGAACAGCCGGATGTGCTTCGCGCCCAGTGGAGGATGGCGTGGGAAAACAAGCTCAAGAACGACCGCGAGTTTGGTGTTCTGCCGCCAGACGTGAAGGCGCTTGCGGAAGGTGCGGCGCAACGCTTCAAGATGCTGGAAGGCGGAAGAAAGGCGGAGTGATAAGCTATGCTGTATATCGCGTGCGAGGATATGGACTTCATCTGGCGCGAGCAGGACGTGGAGAAGGTCGAGCGGTTGTGGCGAGAAGGGTATGACATCCGCTTCATTGCGAAAGCGGTCAGGCGGGATATTGACGAGGTTGTGTTACTGATTGTAGATCGCGCACGGCAGGGGCTTTTGAGGCCGCGACCGACGGGCGTGTTCGGGAAAATGGAGGTTGAAGATGAAAGTCAAGGCGCCTAACGGATATTGCGATGGTTGTGTGTGGGCGAGGGTGGAGATTCGCGACGAATTGATATTCTGCCCGTTTGTGCGATGTGTACGACAGACACTGGCCGCTATTGAGAATAATAACGTTGCCAAAAGAAAACACACGAATAAAACGCGCTAGGAGGCGCGTAAGGGCGATTTTGGCGCGGGGTAATGGTTTTATATTACCTGATCTGCTTACGGGCCACAGCGGCCAAATTTGGGGGCGAGGTGACGTTCTGATGATTCCGATTGAGGCTATCGACCGATTGATCGACGATTTTCGGACGCGAATAGAAAAGCTGAGGCCGTTTGCTGAACTTGAATACGTTAATGGCGGTATGATGGCGTATGAAATGGCGATTCGAGAACTGCAGAAGGTGGTCGAAGAGTATGGGAAAGGCAAGCCGTGATAAGGGGATGCGCGGGGAACGCGAGTTTGCCGAGCTGGTTGGTGGGTGCCGGATCCCGTTGTCTGGCGCCCAGAACGGCTTCGAGAACGATGTTTTAGTGCCTACCCCTATAGGGACTATTCGGGCGGAGGTAAAACGCCGTGGAAGCGGCTTTACGACGCTCTATAGATGGCTTGAGGATGAGAGGGAGAAGCCGGATATTGTGGCATTCCGGGCTGACCGAAAGCCGTGGTTGGTGTGCATGGAGTTGGGAACATTCCTGCGACTGATCGGAAAGGGTGATTGAGATGGCGTTTAGACCGGAACGATCGATCCCGAATCGTCGGAATGAGATAGAAGCGACCTACCGCATGGATGACATTCAACCCTATTTCTGCGCCTTCCTGATACACACAGGAGCCGATCTGGAACGGGCGACCAACATGGAATATATTCTCTGGATCAGCCAGAAATGGCGGGAATGGCGCGGTAAGCACGGCTTCGGTAGATGGGACGTGATTAGTGAGGCAGAACGACGGCGGTTCGAGCGCTGGCTGTTTGAGACAGTGCCAGAAGGGTAACTGACATTGTTTTGAGGGAGGGAAAAGGGATGATCCAACTGATGCTGGATATACCGCAATATGGTCACTGGTTGGTCACGCATAAAGGCGACATGTCTTGCCGCCTTCTAGCTGACCGACATTACTCCCGGCAAACGGTTGGTCATCCGATGTTTACTCGTCCCGGACGAAATCTTGTTTTGCGTACAACTCGCGGCGATGCCGTATGGGTAACATGGCAGGGAATCCGTGACGATGGTTTGGATGCATGGGAATGCACGATCTTTCGGAACGAATCCACCATATTGTCCAGCCAACTGATACGCGAAGCTGTGACAGCGACCATATTCGAGTGGGGCGCGATGCCAAAGGATGGGATCATTACCTATGTTGATGCCGATAAGATCAGGTCAACGAATCCCGGATGTTGCTTCAAAATGGCCGGGTGGAAACGAATCGGTGAGAGCAAGAAGCGCGGGTTGATATTGTTGCAGTATCTATCCACCGGCAACGACTGCCGTGGCGGGAAATGAGAGATGTGAAAGGAGCGAATCCAATTGAGTAACTACACCATCAGGCATGACGAATACGGTCATGCTACTGCAATCGAGCGAGAAGGCTATACTGTATTGCACCTGCTCTCCGGCACCGAACGGAACGAGCAGGAAGTCGAAGGGAT